CAGAAGTGGCGCACCAAGAGCGGCAAGCCGTCGTCAAAAACAGGTGAGCGCTATTTGCCGGAGAAGGCGATAAAATCGCTCAGCCCCGCAGAGTATGCGGCCACCACAAAAGCCAAGCGTGCTGGTAAGGCGGCGGGCAAACAGTTTGTGGCCCAGCCCAAGACCATCGCAAAGAAAACAGCAGGTTTTAGATAATGGCAACATCAGGCACAGCAGCGTTTAACATGGACCTCACGGAGATCGTGGAGGAAGCGTTTGAACGCGCTGGTGGTGAGTTGCGCACGGGCTACGACTTACGCACGGCCAGTCGATCCATGAACCTGATGTTCGCCCAGTGGGCAAATCGTGGTTTAAACATGTTCACGTATGAGCAGGGGTCGATTAATTTGACCCCCGGCCAAGCAACGTACAACCTTCCTGCGGACACAGTGGACCTTTTGGAGCACGTCATCCGCACGGGCGCGGGTAACGTTTCAACACAAGCAGACCTGACCATCACCCGGATCAGTGTCTCTACATACGCCACGATTCCTAACAAGCTCCAGCAAGCCCGTCCAATTCAGGTTTGGATTGAACGCTTGACTGACTCCCCCCGAATAAACGTCTGGCCCGTTCCAGACAACTCGCAGCCTTACGTGTTTGTGTACTGGCGTCTGCGCCGCATGCAAGACGCTGGGGGCGGTGTAAACACAATGGATATGCCTTTTCGCTTCTATGAGGCTATGACGGCTGGGCTGGCTTACCACCTTGCGCTGAAAATTCCGGGGTCGATGGACCGCCTGCCAATTTTGAAGCAACAATACGACGAAGCTTGGGACCTCGCCTCGTCCGAAGACCGTGAGAAGGCTGCAGTCAGGTTTGTGCCACGCGCCACTCGCATAGGAAGCGGTGGCTACTGATGTCAAACCGGTTTGCAGCAGGTCACAAAGCGATTGCCATGTGCGACCGCTGCGGGCAGCAGTTTAAGCTCAAGCAGCTCAAGACAGAGATCATCAAGCAGCGCAAGTACGAGCTGCTGGTGTGCCCGGAGTGCTGGGACCCTGATCAGCCGCAGTTGATGCTTGGCACGTTCCCTGTGGATGACCCACAGGCGCTTAGGAACCCACGCAGGGACACAACCTACGTGACCTCTGGTTTAAACGACGAGGGCAACTTGTCGGGCGGCTCAAGGGACATTCAGTGGGGCTGGAACCCTGTGGGTGGGGCCAGTTTTTTTGACGTAGCCCTGACGCAGAACTACTTGGTAGCGACAGCGTTTGTTGGTACAGTTGCAATATCTTGAAGGAAACGACATGGCTAAATTCAGTCACAAAATGATGGGTAAAGAAGTTGGTCAAGCCAGCGTCTACGCAGAACCTCACACCATGAAGGGCAAGGTTGTCAAAGCATCCAGCAGCCCCGGTAAAGAGCCAAACCGCAGCAATGCCGACACGGTAAATATGAGCGTGGGCGGCATCAGCAACAAGCCTGACGGCATGGGCACCAAGACCAGCGGCATCAAAATCCGTGGCACTGGCGCTGCTACCAAAGGCATCATGGCCCGAGGCCCGATGGCGTAAAAAATGACGTACAACGAACTGGTCACCGCTGTTTCCAACTACTGTGAGAACGTGTTCTCGACGGTAGACATGGACACGTTCATCCGGCAAGCGGAGCAGCGCATCTTCAACGTCGCTCAGCCTGCCAACCAGCGCAAGAACGTGACTGGATCGTTGACGGCGGGGAACAAGTACCTTCAGTGCCCGGTGGACTTCTTGTCCGTGTTCAGCTTGGCGATCTACCCTGCTGCTGGCGGCTCGTATGAATATCTGCTGGACAAGGATGTGAACTTCATCCGGCAGGCGTACCCCAATCCGGCTACCACAGGTAAGCCCAAGCACTACGCCATCTTCGGTCCTCGCTCGGACAATGAAGACGAGCTGACGTTGATCCTCGGCCCGACACCTGATGCCGCTTACAACGCTGAGCTGCACTACTACGCCTACCCTGAGTCGATTGTGGACGCTGCTGATGGCCGCACTTGGCTGGGCGACAACTTTGACTCTGTTCTTTTGTACGGCACCATGAACGAGGCGCTGACCTACATGAAGGGTGAGCCCGACATGGTCAAGCTGTACCAAGAACGGTACGTTCAGGCAGTTGCCCTGTACAAGAACTTGGCAGACGGCAAGCAGCGCGGTGACGCGTACCGCAACGGCCAAGTTAGAACGGCGGTCCAATGAGCATCGTTCAGACACAGACCACCAGCTTCAAGGCGGAGTTGTACGAGGGCATTCACAATCTGCTCACGGACACTCTGCGTATTGCGCTGTACACGGCCAATGCAAACCTCAACGAGGACACCACTGCGTATTCAGCTTCCAACGAAGTAACGGGTACAGGCTATGTGGCTGGCGGCGTAACCTTGACCGGCGTGACTATCAGCTCCTCCGGCTACACGGCCTACGTCAACTTCAACAACGTGGCGTTTGGGGCTTCGGTAACTGCACGCTGCGCTTTGATCTACAACGCAAGCAAGGCCAACCGGTCTATCGCCGTGCTGGACTTTGGTTCGGACAAGACATCGGCCAGCTTCACCATCACCATGCCGCAAAACACTGCAACGACGGCACTCATTCGCAGTTCAATTTAAGGAGTCACCATGACCACAGACCGCATCAATGCCACTGACAAGGTGGAGGCTGCTTGCAGCTACAACACAAAACCCGCTGACCAGATGAGCATTCAAGGCTCGTACCACGCTGTCTGCTACGACGCGCAGGGTAACGTCAAGTGGGAAGACGACATCAAGAACTTGGTGACAACCGTGGGCAAGAATCTGACGCTGGACACCATCCTTGGCAACTCTGCTGCTGGCGCTGTGGTGATGGGCTTGAAAGGCGTTGGCACTGCCGACGTAGCGGACACCCAAGCCTCGCACGCAAGCTGGCTGGAAGTGGGTCTGGCTAACGCCCCCACATACTCTGGCAACCGCAAGACTCCATCGTTTAGCGCTGCCGCTGCTGGTAGCAAGGCCACATCTTCGGCTTCCACCTTCTCGATCACATCGACAGGCACGGTGGCTGGCTGCTTCATCAACATTGGTGGCAGCGCAACAATTGACAACACCACGGGCACATTGTTTTCGGCTGGCGATTTTTCCAGCTCGAAGGCCGTTGTAAACGGTGACTCAATTGCTGTCAGCTACTCTGCAACTCTGACCTAATCATGGCCGGACGTGCTTGGGGCATAGGAACTTGGGGCGCTGGTGGCTGGGGCGGTATTACTGCTTTCAGCGACAGCGTATCTGAGTCCGTCTCAATCACAGAAGTTCAGACAGTTGTTGCTACATTTGCGCTGTCAGTTGCTGAGAGCGTTGCAGCTACAGAAGATCAGTCTGTTGCCGTGGGGTTTTCGGCTGTTGTTGCGGAGAGTGCGGGTATTGCAGAAGACCAAACTGCCGTAGTGGCGTATACAGTCTCTGTGTCGGAAACTTCGGGCCTTGCTGAATCCCAAGCGGTTGCAGCCACATTTGCTTTTGCAGTTTCCGAAAGTGTGGCGATTGCAGAAGATCAAATTATTGCAGCCACGTTTGCCCTATCGGTAAATGAGAGCGCTGGGGTTACTGACAATCAAATTGTTGGCTCCGCTTTCAATGAGTCGGTTGACGAGTCCGTGGGAATTACTTCTGCGGAAGAGGGCGCGGCTGAGTTTTTGGTATCGGTTGATGAGACCACAGAGGCAACGGCCACACAAGAAGCGGCTGTCGCGTTTGTTGCCTCAATCAACGAGTTGGCGGCGCTGACAGCACAGGAATTTGCAATTACGGCGTACAACGTGAGTCGGTCAGAGACGGCGGCAATCACCGAAACGCAATCAGGCAGAAGGTTCTGGGAGCCAGTGGATGACATTCAAAACGCCAACTGGCAAAATATCACCAATACACAGTCAACATCATGGGTTGATGTTGTTACTTAGGAGTCGTAAATGACAACAGGAAATACCACGCTGCTTGGACTGGCACTGCCGGTTGAAGGCGAACTTGACGGCACATGGGGCGACGTTGTCAACGACTCGATCACCTCGCTGGTGGACTCCGCCGTTGCGGGTACAACTACCCTGAGCGCGGACGCAGACGTTACGCTGACCACCACAGTCCTTGCGGCCAACCAAGCCCGTCAGGCGATTATTCGTTGGACAGCCAGTAACGGAGCCACGACACGCAACATTACAGCGCCTGCTCAGAGCAAGCCCTACATCGTGATCAACGCGGGTACAGGCTCTATCGTCATCCGTGGTGCAGGCCCAACGACTGGGGTAACGCTTCCCGCAGGCGCACGGGCGCTGGTGGCGTGGAACGGCTCTGATTTCGTCAAAATCGTCAGCAACCCAGTGGTGCTTACTTCGGACGTAAGTGGCGTATTACCTGAAGCTAATGGTGGAACAGGCGAGTCTACCTACACTAGCGGCCAACTATTGATTGGTAACGCAGCGGGCGGATTGACAAAAGCCACTTTGACTCAAGGCGCTAATATTGCGATTACCAATGGCGATGGGTCTATTACGATTGCTGCAACTGGGGTAGGGGCGGGCGACGTGGTGGGACCGGCATCCGCCACGAACAACGTCCTTGTAGCGTTTGATGGCACGACCGGGAAACTAATCAAGGTGGGGTCGGCCAGTTCAACAACTGTTGATGGCACCAATCTGGTCGGCTACAAGAACATCCCATATGTGACAGACAAGACCACTTCTTACTCGTTGGCTGTTGGCGATGTTGGTGAGGTGGTTGGCGTGGGCACTGGTGGCTCAATCACAATCCCTGACGCAACCTTTGCGGCTGGTGATGCGGTGCTGGTGTTCAACAACACCACTGGTGACATCACGGTTACTTGCACGATCACCACAGCCTACATTGCCGGGACAGACACTGATGTGGCATCTGTTACGCTGTCTACTCGTGGCGTGTGCAACATCTTGTTCATTTCTGGCACAGTTTGTGTCATCACTGGAAACGTCTCGTAATGGCTCTCGTCCTCAAAAACCGCGTCAAGTCCACAACCACGACGACTGGTACGGGGACACTCACGCTCGGCGCTGCTGCAACTGGGTATCAGGCTTTCTCCGCCATTGGCGACGCCAACACCACGTACTACCTGATCACAGACCAAATCAACTGGGAAACAGGTCTGGGGACGTACACAGCGTCAGGAACCACCTTGAGCCGAGATCAGGTCTACGCCTCATCCAACTCCAACGCTCTGGTGAACTGGGGTGCTGGAACCAAGGACGTGCTGTGCGCTCAACCCTCGGCGGTCACTCAACCGGGCATTCCTTTTTGCGACGACTCGGACATTGGCGCCGATCTGGCAGGCTGGTCAGCTTTGCAGGCTGCGCTAAACCAAGGTGTTGTAGGTGGGCAGACGTTCAACAACAACGGCACGAACGGAATCGTCAGCACTTACAGTTTGGTTTATACAAATGCTGGGGGCGCATACGTTGGCGGCGTACTTGCCCCTAATGGGGATATTTACTTTGTGCCTCGTAGCGCCAACAGAGGCCAGAAGATATCCGCTGCTGGAGTAGTTTCTACTTATTCATTGGTTTATACATCAACAGGCGCATACCAAGGCGGGGTGCTTGCCCCTAACGGAGATATTCATTTTATTCCTTCAGGCGCAAACAGAGGCCAGAAAATCTCTGCCTCTGGAGTTGTGAGTACGTATTCGCTTGTCTACACCACAACAACCGCATACCAAGGCGGCGTCCTTGCACCTAGCGGTGATATTCATTTCGTTCCGTATAATGCCAACCGAGGACAGAAAATATCTGTTGCGGGTGTTGTTTCAACGTATTCTCTTGTTTATACAGAATCAGCCGCATACGCTGGTGGGGTTCTCGCCCCCAACGGAGACATTCATTTTGTCCCGAGAAATGCTGCTGTTGGACAAAAGATTTCAGCTACAGGTGTTGTATCAACCTACTCTTTAGTTTATACAACAACATCCGCATACGAAGGTGGCGTGCTTGCTCCTAACGGAGATATATACTTTGTGCCTTATAGCGCCAACCAAGGTCAAAAAATATCTCCATCTGGGGTTGTATCAACCTACTCTTTAGTTTATACAACAACATCCGCATACCAAGGCGGCGTCCTAGCCCCAAATGGAGACATACATTTTGTTTCGGCTAGTGCCAACGTAGGCCAGAAAATATCTGCCTCTGGGGTTGTAAGTACATACTCTCTCGTCTACACAGCAACAAGCACATACGCTGGAGGTGTTCTTGCTCCCAACGGTGATATACACTTTGTTCCAGACGTTGCCAATAGGGGCCAAACAATCTCCACAAATCCCGGTCAACCTTTGGGCTTGGGCGTGTGCCTCAGCTCATTTTTGAACAAGTTCTGACCATGACATTCTTACTCAAAGATCGCGTTCAGGTCACCACGACCACCACAGGGACTGGCACGCTTACGCTTGGAGCGGCCTCTGTTGGCTACCAAGACTTCACCAACGTCGGCGACGGCAACCAAACCTACTACACCATTACAAACAATATTGACTGGGAAGTTGGGATCGGCACTTACACGGTATCGGGCACGACCCTGAGCCGTCAACAGGTGTTTGCATCTAGCAACAGCGGTGCGTTGGTCAACTGGGGTGCTGGTGACAAGACGGTATTTATTCCCCTGCCTGCGGAAACGTCGGGCTTGGCAAACGCTACAGCAGACAACAGCAGCATTGGCACGGACGGCGTTGCGTTCCAGAACTTCCAGAAGAAGCTCCAGCTCAGCGTG